CTCTTGCTTTACGATTTCTTTCGTAATCTCGTTTTGTTTTTCTAATATTATCTATATTTTTTTCACGGTATTCTTTAAGGTATTCTTTACGATGTTCTTTGTTTTGTTCATACCAAGTTTTGGATTTATTAGACATATACTCTTTATTAGAATCTCTCCATTTTTTATCGGCAACTTTTTTACCACCAATATTTCTTCTACCTGATGGTCCAAGGACAATACCATTATCCCTAAGAGTATTTAAGATAATTGTTTTATGTATTTTTAATTTTTCACTAATAGTGGGGGAACCTAATAAATCTTCAGTGTATAACTTTATTATTTCCTTAACTTGCAATTCTGTTAATTCTATTTTTCTCATATACATAAATATAAGTTATTTGACCAAAAAACATATAGTTAATGTAGACACATAAAAAAAGGGACAATAAATTGTCCCTTTAGTGTTATTCTTTAAGATTTTGATTATCTCAATTCTCTTAAATCGAATGTTCTAACACCATCAACAGTAATTCTTCCGTAAAAGCGATTATTTACCATTTTTTTCGCGTATCTCGTCATTATTCCTTTAATCGGAGTAAAGTTGAACGGGTTATACATTGTAGGTGTTAATTGTAGAGGTACGTACGGTGCGTAGATGTAACCTGTGTCTAACAATGATGTTCCTTTATGTCCTAACAAAACTGTGTTTGGTGGGAAGTAAGGGTCACGGTAAACTTGGTAACGTCCTGCAAGAGTACCAACTCTTTCAATACCCATGTTGTATTGGTCTTGTTCAGGAGATGCGTTAGATACGTGGAAGTATTCTAAGTCATCAAAGATTGCAGAAACTTCAGAAGAAACAACAATCCAGTTAGCACCACCTCTCAAAGTTGATTTGTGAATTTGTGCAGACAATTGGTTAATTGCAGTAATCAAAGTTTGGTTCCAATCTTTTTGAGTGTAAGAAGTTGTTAAAGACAATCTTCTCCATCCGTTGTAATCCCATCTTAGGTTCCAAGCAGCACCTTTTCTCAAATCTCTCAAGATTTCTCTATCGATTTCAGCAGCAACTTGCTCAGAAAGTAATGCTGTAAGTTCAGCTTCAGCATCAATGTTATGGAATGCAGCAACGTCTTGAGCAAGCTCTGGAGACCATTGTGCTCTTAATTTTCTTTCAGTTACAGAAACTGTTACAGACTCAAGGTCAAAAGAAACTTCACCGATTTTTTCTTCAAATTCTAGTTCTTCATATCTTCTCCATACAGCAGTAAATGATGTACCAGAAGTAATTGCAGAAATAGAAGAACCTGTGTATCCGTCTAATGAATCATCACCACAAGATGCACAAGCGGGACAAGAAAGATCAACTTCAAGAATAATACATCCATTTGCGTTACAGATGTCATAGAATGAACCACCATTTCCATCAATTGGGAAAGTAGTTTGTGTTGTTTCACCATACTGAACAATTCCTTTACCATATTTTTGAGTAACAACTCTAAATAAAAGTGGTTGAGACGCAGTAGGAAGTGGACATGTGTTACCAGATGAAAACCCTAAACCAGTATTTGGAATAATTTTAAGATCAGAAAGGAAAGATTCTGTATCGATTTCGTTTCCGTCTGGTCCGACTAATTTTCCAGCACCAGGGATGTTATTCCACCCACAAAGTTTAATAAGAACTTTTCTTGTGTTACCAACATAAGCATTAACTAATGTTCCTGTTGCATCAACTAAAGAACTACCAGTCCAAACAACAACTGTAGCTGGAGCTGTAACAGCTGACCAACGACCTTTTGAATAGTCAAATAAACCACCTGGATCTAATCCTGGTTCTGCGCCTTCGTAGAATAAATCGTAAAGATTTTTTGCGTAAGGAAAGTTTGTCGCAGACGAGTCACCATAACCTTGTCCTGGACTATTTTGACCAGAGTTAACTGCTTCTGGAGAACCAACTGGTGGATAATGAACACCTGATGTTCCGTTATCATAACCACTTGAATACCCTTGAATTTTAGGTACAAAGAAGAACAATTTACCGATAGGTAAGTTCATTGCTTGTACAGATACGATATCGTTAGCTAATAATTTAGAGAATACTCTTCTAACAATTGGAAATACAACTGTTTCAAATGCACCATTTGATCCTTCAGATGTTGCTTCGTTAATTAAGTGAGACGCTTGGTTTTCATACAACTGCGCAACGTTCTCTTTTAAATGTCCTTTAAGACCTTCTAGGAATCCTAATCTATCCCATTTGTTAATTGTATCTTCTTTGATAACTTTAAGGTGTTTTAACCCAATGTTACCAACAAGACCTGATTCTAATAATGCTCCCATTTTTATTTGTTTTTTGGCTTTATTTTTTATTTATGTATATTATAAATATACTGTACTTTTAAAAAGTTTATTTTATTTTAGTCATTAAGTCTTTCATTCGTAAAAACTGTGGATTTTCATACGTTTTTGATTCAATCAAATTCGCGGCAGACCCAGTAGATGGAGTAAATTCTACTCTTCTTTGAACCGATTCTGCAATTGTAGTTTCACTAGCTTTTGGCGAGTCCAACTCTGACTTAAGTGTTCTGTAAAGACCTTTAGATTCTTTTAAAGTTTCGGCATTGTCGAATCTTCTAAGAATATTAATCTTTTCTTGTTTAGTTGTTGAATGTTCTGTGAACAATCTAGTCGCGTAAGCAAGGTTTGAATTAAATACTGCAACTTCATTTAATTTAGTTCTAAACAAATCAAGCGCTTTTCTGTATTCATCATTTTTTGCTCTTAATAATTCAAGTTCTTCGGTGCTTTCTTTTCTTAGGTTAGCTGGTGCTGCTCTTCTTTTGTCTACACCAGGTTTACCCCAAGATCTACCACTACCTAAAGTTCTTGACGCTTCTTTAAATTCTGATTTTCTCATAGAAGGTTTAAGTTTTTTAAATTCACCATCTAAGTTTTCACCTTCTTTATATTCGAATTTTGCTTTACCAGTACCCATAGTTTTGTTAACTGTTTTCTTAACAGTTTTAAATCCACCATCCATATTTGGTTTTTTACTCATTCGATATTTTGAAGCGTTACCCATTCCAACACCTTTTGCTTTAAATCCTTTAGATTCCATCATTTGGTGATATTCTTCACTAGAAAAATCTTCCTCTTCAAATTCAAATCTACTTGTTTTACTTCTACTAAACACACCATCCTCATCATCCAATGCTAATTCGTAGATGTTTTCAGTTTGTTCATCCCTGACAAAAGTTTCACCATTGTCGGCTGTAAATTCCATCTCTTCTGCTAAAGATTCGTAATCAAAATCATCATCTTCAAATTCATCTTCAAATTCATTAGATTTAAATTTACTGGCCATCGGATCTTGATTAAGCACTCCTTTTTCTCTAATACCCATATCCAATTTGTTCATAGGTATATAATCATCATCATAATCATGCTCGCCTTCAAAAGAAGAATCCCAATCATCTCCCATGCCATCCAACATACGACCTATGGCACTATCTTCATAGTCTAACATATTATTTTGACCTTCAAAATCCTCTTCATCTTCATCATCCATCATTGATTCAGAAAGTTGGATAATGTATTCTGTGTCGTTTTCGTTATCAGATAAATGTATCATATTATCATCTCTTTTTACTACAACACCATCGTTATCTCCCATCGCTCTAAATACTCTTAATACTTCTGAGTCTGAAGCTTGGGTTAAATCGACTGTGTCATCATCAGAAGGCATTACTGGTTGACCCATCATTTCATCATCTCCCATGTTATCCATGTCATATTCATCGTCATCAGTACCTTCTTCGTTATCAATATCAGTGTCCTCAATGTCCACGTCAATCTCTTCTTCATCCTCAACCTCATCTTGTTCTTTCAGAGATTCTTTTACTAATGAACTGATTTCTTCCCTCATTGTTGATGAAAGTATTCCTTGTGCGTTTCTTTGTAAAGACTCTTCCAAATTCTTAATCTGGAATAATGCGTCTTCTACTTCTCTTTGATTTCTTGCCATTTTTATTTTTTGACTTTATTCAAATAAATACACGGGTTTTTGAAAAAAATCTAATTTTAAACAATAAAAAAAGGGAATAACTAATGTTACTCCCTTTTTGTAAAAAATATTTTTTAAGTTTTTATTCTATAACCTCATCAATTTTACTTTCGGTAATTGATGTAATCCTCCAGTCCATTGTGTAGTTTTCATAGATTTTGGTCACTTTTGCCTCAACATCCGTTGGTGTGTACCCTAAAACTAATTTTTCTTCTTTTACTTTTTTTACTCTACCAGATTCTGAATCTAACAAATCTGATGTAATCTTTGCTACAAAATATTTTTCTCCTTGTTCCATAATTTTTTTTATTTACCCAAATAATCGGATAATCTTTTCATTAAGTCAAGAGATTTGTTACCAGATTCACCAACATTTCTTTCTACGGTCATTCTTTTTTCTTCTTCTAAATTTTCATCAAACTTATGTCTATCATTTTTATCTAAAAATAAATAAGCACCAGGTGTTGATGGTGAAGATACTAAGTCAAAACAAATTAATTCAAAATCATCTTGTACTTCATTTTGTTCTCCAACTTTTTTAAGTGACCCAACACCTCTAGAAGAAATACCAAGCGTTACACCTTGTCTAAGATAATTTGCGGCCAAATCTCCTTTTGTTGAACAAACACCTCTTTCGTGAAAACCTGGACTTGTAAGTAATTTTAATTTACCCAATAATACCGGTCCGTCCCACCATACTTCGGTAATCATATGTGATACCCTATCAAGATCAATTAAAGAAGATTCCGGGTGGTTAAGTTCTGAAAGGGATGCTCCCTTTTCAATCATCTTTTTATAGTTCTCAGCTTCTCTTTTTAATATCTTTTCTGGATAAACTCTACCATTTCTATTTGGTGTATCATATTTCTGCAATACAGCATAGAACTCAAATGGTTTTGAATAATCCAAAAAGTTTTGAGATTCCATAATGTAATGGTTATTTTGTGATTTTGGATTTATATATCCCGCATCATATTCGATAAGGATTCCTTTACCAGTTTCATTTGGTCCTAAAATTTTCATATTTAAATTTTATTATAAATATTAAACTTTTTCGGTTTTTACTTTTAAAGGTTTGGTATTTCCATTTTTTGTTAGATAAAACTTAAAATAATCATTCTTGTTAAATACGTCTGAATAAATTTCTTTGGTGATATTTTTTAGATATTTTTTTAATTTCACTGATTTGAAGTCAATTTCTTGTGTTAAATATAAATTTATTTCTAAATTCATAAAAGATTTTTTTTTCATTTGTAATCCACTTGTTCTTAAATCTAAATCTACAATAAATTTATCGTCAAAAAGTTCTTTGTTTATGTTGTTAAAAACAGAGTGTTTAACACTTCTATTCATATTCAGAACAACTCTTGTCCAGTTTTCTGCTTCTTTTTTTGGTTCTACCCAGGTTTGGATATTCAAATAAAGTGATTTGAATTCTTTGGAATCTACTGTTCCATAACTTACTTTGGATGTTCGAAATCCATTAATTTTTGAGGTTTTTCCCTTTTTCATAAAAATTTTACATAGTCTCAATGTTTATTTTAGTAAAATTTACATAATTTTGTAATATATATCAAATATAATAAAATCATTTATGTTAATAGTACAAGTAAAAAAAAACGACATCGAAAGAGCCCTAAAAGAATTAAAAAGTAAGGTAATAAGAACCAGACAAAATTCCCATCTTAATAATAGAAAAGAATTTACAAAAAAGTCTGTCGAAAGAAGACAGACTTTACAAAAAGCTATTTACATACAAAGACTAAAAAATATAGATTAAATACTTCTATTTAGTTCTTGTAGTTTAAAAAACGAAATTCTATCAAAGTTTTCATTCTGTAGTCTATTTAATGTTTCATCAATTGTTTTAAGAACATCAGAATCCGTTTCATTTTTTTTGATATCTTCTAATTTATCAAGAACATCTTCTTTTATAAGTTCATATTTTAACTTTAATTTGTTTTCATCCTCAGATAAAATCTTTGTTAAAGTTTTTTTACTTTCTTCATTTAATGAATTGATAAAATTGCTCAATGTTTTATTTGCAACATTTACCAATTTTTCTACCGGTAATTTTTTTACGGTTTCAGTTTGTTCTGGACTATTTTTTAAATTTTCAAGAATAATTTTTTTACTTTTAATTTTGTTTTCTAAAGTTAAAACACTTGTTGAAAACAAATTATCTATATTTTCATAGTTATTATTAGATTTAATATGACCAACCCACAAATTTAATTCTTCTAAATTTTTTTTAGAAATTTTATTAATTGTATTCTCATATAAAACTATTGATTGGTTTATTAATTCCGAAGCGATAGATTCGTTTAATCCCTTGTTACTTGATAACTCATCATACAAATAATAAAGTTTACTAATGTTTTTATTTTCTAACACTAATTCTTTAAAAACAAATAATGTGTCTTTAAAAGAATTTTTCTTGTATGACTCTGTAAGTAATTTTTCAATTTTACTTTTTATTAAACCAAATTTCATAATTATTTTTAATTATAAATATATCAATCTTTAAGTATTTTTAATAATTCATTTTCGATATCACCAAGAGAACTATTTTTTATTATAAAATCATCATCATTTGATTCTAATAATAGGTTTTCTAGTTTAGCTCTACTTTCTGGCAATCCACCTAAATCATCTCCTCCTGGTGGCGGTGGTGGTCCTCCTCCTGGCGGCGGTGGTGGTCCTCCTCCTGGTGGTGCGCCTCCGGCAGCTTCTCCACCTTCAGTTGTTCCACTTACAGTTTTATATAATTTATCGATATTATCAAATAATCCAGTATGTGTAATAATTGTTGCGGTATTTGCAAGTTCTGCGGCAACAGCTCTTTCCATTCTTTGTCTTTGAGCATCCAATTTAATATCTTCATCTGAAAAACCAAAAATGTGTTTTTTAGCCCAAGTAGCAGATGTTGGTGCTAATGTATTTGGGATTTCTGTAACCATATCTTTGTATAGTGTTACTTTTTCTTTCCACACATCAACCATTAAAAGGTCTGCTTGTTTTGATGGATTATTTAACCCTAATGTAAAGTTTTGTAATTCATCTTCAAAACCTAATAGAAATAAATGAATTATTGCAACTTTATTTAATTCTGATAAAATATTTTTTTGTATTCTATTAATTGTTCTTGCAAAACGAATATCAAGTAATGATAAGTTTTTACCATCACCAACAACTTCTTCAAAACCTAAGTAAGCTTTTGGTATTCTTAGAGCCGTAACTAATTTCTTTTGTATGTATTCAATATCCGCAATTTCAGATAGATTTGTTCCACCTGGTAATGTTTCAATTGGCATTGTTTGTGTTGCATCTCTTACTGGAATAAAATAATCTTGGTCAACAGCCATTTGGTTAAACCTTAAATCAACATTACCTGTTTTATGGTCAACAACTTGATCTCTTTTAAATTTGTTGGCAACACGTTGTACATATGGTTCAACATCTTTATCATCCATATTTCCAACAAATACTTTAAAAACCCTTCTTTCTGGTGCTCTAGATGTACGATAAATTAACATCGCATCTTCGGCTAATACAAGTTGTTTCCAAATCCTTCTTGCTTTTTCAAGCATTGATGTACCATAAGGAAGTTTTCTATCATCACCAAGTAATCTAAAGTGTGCGATTTCAAAAGTGCTAAAAGCCATATTCTTTTCTTTCCAGTTGAACCTTAAACCTTTTTCAGCTGGGTTATTTTCAGAATTTGCCGTCTTTGGTGTCATCCCTCTTTCTAATCTTTCAATCTCAATGTTTGGTAATTGTACACCACCAATAATTCCTTTTTCTGGGTCTAATTTTAGATAAACAAAATTATCACCATACTTACAAGTGTTTCTAATCCACATTTGTAAGTTTGTGTTAATATCTAATGTGTTATTAAATAAATCTGCAAGAATTCCTTTTATTCTTTTTGATTCAGAATATATTTGTAAAATATGTCCGTCTTCATTTGGGGTTGTAGATTCTTCGGCGTATATATCAAGTGCTGTTGAAATCTCTGGTGTAAACTCCATAGATTCGTAATCGTAAAATGCCGCTAGTCTTGTTGGTTCATAATAAATTGCCTGAGTATATAGGTTACTTTCTATTTTTTGCCATTGATTTGATAAATATAGTGTTTGTTGAGCTTGGAGTTTTTCCTTCTCAAATTCATTTTTATCTCTTGTTTTTAACAGGTCTTGTTTACTAAACTTATGTGTTGGCACATCTTGACCTAATAATGAATTAGGGCCAAATGCTTTATTAAGTCTTTGCCAAACTGTAAGTTGATTTGTATTTTGTTCCATAATAGAAGTTTAATTTATAATTATCAAATATAAATATTCATTAGTATATAATGTTTTCACCACTTTCTGTTAGTATTGAATCTTGTATTTCAGTTAGAATATAAAAAGTCTCAACTATTGGTGTTGGACTTGGTGTCGGTGGTATTGGACTTGGTGTGGGTGGTGTAGGACTCGGTGTTGGTGTAGGTGTTGGTTGTGGTATTTCCCTAAAAGTATCTTTTGGGGTCCCTATTTTATATTGAAAAGTTGGTGGAAAATTTTTTACCGAATATATTGGTTGGTCAGGTACTACTAAATTAGCCCCACCAAATATTCTACCTGAAGTTTTTCTTCTATCTAAACCCATAATAATAATTATCTTTTACCACCAAATAACCAACCGTATTTCATATAATCATCTTTTGATGGTCCGGAATTCATTTTCATTCTTTCATTAATCATATTACCATTTGGTATCATTGGGTCAAAATGAATTTGCTTACCGACAGAATCATTGTTTGCAACAGTCCAGGAGTCTATCATTATTTTTGTTGACTCAACAACCTTTTCAAGTTTTGAAAATGATGATTCACCAACATAAATTGCCATTGATATACCCATAATAAGGTCATCGTGTTGACCTCTTTGATGGTCTGGTCTTCCGTTTACATAAACAAAAGTATTCATCTCGTTATATAACCGAACACTCTTAATCTTAAATTTATGTCTAACATATTCTTCAAAAGCCGCAACTATTTGAACTCTTTTATTATTAAAATTTATTCCAGGAATTTTATCTTGATTTTTTGGGTTATAAGACCAAATATTTGTGGAATCAACACCATCTATATATAAATTTTTATATCCAAGTTCTTGCATTTTTCTAACCGTTGTAATCCCCATACCGCCGGTGATATCAACAACACAAAACGCATTATACATTAATCCCCATTTAAAGGCTATTTCAGCTAAAGCGTCTGGGGGTATTTTTCCCACATATTCTAAAACTTGTTCTCTTTCATCAAAATCAATTATTTGAATAGATGAAAAGTCTTCACTATCACCACGAGAAACGTCAACACCCATAATATATTTATGTCCTTGCTCTGGTTCCTTCCACATCCATAAAGAATTCCCCATTAATTTAGTTGACGCATCCTGTATTGTACTTTCTTTTATATATTCTAATTGTTTTGATTCAAATACGTTATCACCAGAACCAAGAAATTCACAGTTAAGCTCTTGGTTAATCTTTCTCTTATCATACTTCAATTTTTTAACCATTTTCTCATACCAAGGAGAACATGGTTTATAACCTTTAGCAAAATATTCCTTAATTGTTATATAGTCTCTGTCATATGGGTCACTATCAGCAAATGAGATATTTTTAGAATGGTCTTTCTCATCTTTATTTAAAAGATAATCAACCATATCGTCAGTTGGAACCAAATAGAGTTCTTTTGAGTATCTTGGGTCTTTCCACCAAAACATTTCAGAAATTTTAAAGTTATTCATTCCCTTTGTTGCTTGATTGTAAATTTCGTAATAAATTGGGTCATAACCATTTGGTGTTGATACAACGATAACTTTACCACCAGTAGAAAGTGATGCCATACAAGCAGCCCAGAAATCACCATCAGCTTCGATAAACGCGGCCTCATCAAAGACAAGAATCGTTGGTGTATAACCTCTAAGAGCATCTCGTGATGTTGCAACCGCTTTTACTTCACAACCATTTGTTAATTTATAATGTCTTTGTGAATTTTTATCGGCAGAAAATCCAGTCCCAACCCATTTAGGCCATTGATCTACGAAAGCCCTAATTTTGTTTGCCATTTCCATTGATGTATCAAGTTTGTTGGCAATAATTAGGATTTTTTCTGGTCTTTCTTTTTTTGCAAAAACAAGTCTTTTTGATATCCACGCTGCCGTTACAGTAGAAACTCCAGCTTGACGATACTTTAATGCAATATTTTCTTCATAATCTTCATAATCGGTAAGTAGTGACACCTGATCTGGAAACAACTCCAAAGGTACGTATTTTGACACTGTGTTATCATATGTTTGTAGATATGTTCTTAAGGCGTATGAGGTATCTTTCATACACCTTACATACTCAAGCATTATTTGTTCTTTTGATAAACTCATAAAGATATTTTAATATAAATATCAAAACCCCCAGTTATTTTCATAAAGGGGGTTTTGTTTGATAATATATTATTTTTTTATAAACCTAGTTTTGTTAAGATGTCATCACCATCGTCATCATCGTCGTCATAGTCATCATCATCGTCATCATCTTCTTTATATTTTTTGTAGTTAGCTTTTGCTTGTTGTAATAACTCATTAAACTTTTTCTTTACTTTTTCATTATCTGATGAATTATCTGAAATAACATTTGCGATTACATTTTTTAAAAATTCTTCTGCTGGAATACTATAAAGTAGTTGCTCAAAGAAAGGAATGTATTTTTTACCTTCGTTATCTAGAGTTAATTCATCTGGAAGTAATGTTCTTAATTTTCTTACAAGCTCACCACCAACACGGAAGTTCATTGGTTCATTAACCATTGTATCTGTTTGACCAATTACTTGTGTTGCCATTTCTGGGTCCATATCTTTCCATTGCGCTCTTGATTGTATCATTGAAAATGATTTGAATAATTCGTGAAGTAAGATTGGGAATATTAATCCGTTTGCGTAATACGTATCATTTCCATCTTCTTCTTCACCTCCTTGGTCGTCGTCGTCGTCATCGTTACTTTCTTGTTTTTTACCTGCAGCACCAGCAGCATTTCCACCAAGTGCTTCAATTAAATCTTCATCGGTAAAATACATTAAATCGTTTGCACCCATAATTTTATTATAAAGTGGATATAATCCTGGATTAATAGCATCTAATCTATCTTTATACATTTGGTAAGCAAACTGACCACGTTTTCCTTTACCCATTATAATTGCGTTAATTACATTTCTCTTTTCAATTTCTAATTGTTTTTGTTCTTCTGGCGTTAGTTCGTCAATATCAAATGAAAAATTTGGAGGTAACGGAAGTTTTTGTTCTTTTTGTGGTTTCATTTTAAAAATTCCTGGGTCAATTGCTTGTTCACCCAAAAATGTTAACATATTAACAAAATCAAATTCATATATAACACCACCATCTTTTCTTTTCTTAACAACTAGGCCTTTTTCAATTGCTTGTTCCATATTATCAGAATAAGGTAACCAACCTTCTTCTTTTGCGGCAATCTCAACTGCCAAATCTCTTAATTGTTCTTTATACCTAGGCTCAAGTTGCATAGCCTGTCTAACAGCTTGCATTTGTGCCATTTGTATTGCCATTTTAACTTGTGGATTTGTGATATTTTGTTCAGTACCAAAATACCTTTTCACATAATCAACAACTTCTTTAAATCTTTTACCAGCAATTTTTTCAACATCTGAAACACCACCTCTAAAAGCTCTATTTTTTGCGTAGATACCTTCTGGATCCTCAATTCTTTGTTGAGTCCTTGGGTGCATTCTTTCTGGATAATCACCGTAATCAACAGGCGCTTCCTTTACTATCTTTCTTACAAGTCTTTCTAATTCTCTATTTCCCATTTTTTATTTATTTAAAATTGATTCTATTGCTGACATAAAGTCATTTTTTTGTTCTTCAGCTTTTGGTTGTTCTTGGACACCTGGATTTGGATCTTTAAAAGGGTTACCTTTTCTTCTTGTTGGTGTTTTAGTTTTTTCCCTTTCCTTTGTTCTTTCTTTTTCCCTTGTGTTTGCTTTTGGTTGTTCCTCAACACCTGGATTAGGGTCTTTAAAAGGATTTTTTCTTGTTGGTGTTTTAGTTCCTGGTTTTGTTTTAGTTTTCTCCTTTTCTTTTGTGTCTTCTTTCATTTCCTTAGATATACTTGTTAATCTCCCAATTGGTAAATTCATTTTACCATTCTTTTGAAACATAGTATTTTTCTTTGGTTGTTTCAACATAAAATTTTCTGACTTATCAACCTTTTCTTGAATTGTTCTTAGTAACTCACCTTTTGTCATACTTGGCTCAATGTGTTTTTCAATCATACCAAATATTTGTTCCTCTAGATATTTTTCGTAATCTTCTTCAGTTCTTTTTTTAGTTGTTTTTTCTGGCATATCTTTATATTGTTTTTTAGACGTACTATCTGAAAATTCTTTAGCTAATTCACACCATTTCTTTTTCTTAACACCTTTACTTGTATTACATTTTGCCCAAAAGAATCCTTGTTGTGCTTTTGATTGAAATTTTTCGGTTACTTCGCCAGAAGTCGCACCAATAATTGGTTCTGGTGATGTTACAATCGTTTGTGTACCACTTTTTGTTACTGTAGCAGGACCAGTTGTTGCAACTTCACCTGTTGAATTAATTTGTGCTTGATTAACTATTTTTTTTGTGATTTGTGCTTGTTCCTTAGTTTCAAATTTTTCAACCAGGATTCTTATTTGGTTTGGTTTCATTTTTGATATCGTGGTAAAATGGATTCCATTTTCTAATAATATCTCAACATTTCTTTTAGTTTTCATATACTACTTTTTTTTCAAATTGTAACACAAGATCTCTCTCGTATAATTTATCTTTTACGTCTTGTTCTTGGTCTCCATATTTAAAAACCAATCTTTTAACTAATGAGAAATCAATCTCGTCTTCTTTCTCCCAACCTAAAGCAATAACACCATCAATTGAATCTTGAACAGAAAATACATCAGAATTTTGTACCAACTCCAATGTAATTTCATTATGTGTTAATGTCCCAACCTTTTTTACATGGTCAACATCTGGTGGACTTGGGTAACCATTTGCCGGTCTTGCTTCCCAATTTTCACCCCAAACATCTTCCAAAGAATTACCAAAAATAAATTCATAAATGTTTTCACCCTTATAATTAGGACCCAAACCATTTATGTATAATAAGTAACTCATATTACCAATCCGTTGATTGTAATTTTTGTGTTAATAACTCCTTCCTTAAATACCAAATTTCCTTTATTGGTTTTTCCAACAAGGGTAGAAACTGGGTTTTTTTTCATATATTTTAATGCAATTCTTTCTTGTCTGATATTTTCAGAAAGATTTTTAACATTCATATAATTTGTTTCTTTTAATTTTTCGTGTTTTTCTATTTTTTGTATTTTTTTCTTTTCTTCAGAAATAATTTCTTTTTTCTGT